AACTCTTCTTTGGTGTTTTTATTTGGAAACCAAAAAGGTGCGGGAACAACTAAAATTACCGCAACAAAAGATAAAAGAACTGTTAAATTTGCATCACGAACAAAAGTATCTGTTATGAAAAACCATATAAATGGTTTGGGATATGAAGATGGAAAAATAATAGTGACACCACACGGGTTTTTAGCGGGTAAAGATTCTAGTGAGGAAAAAACATCAATTGAAAAATATAAGAAAGAGTATGCCGATTATTGGAAAGAAATCATCGGTGTAGATGGAGGATTTGATTTACAAGACGAAGAAGAAGTATGAATAAGTTAAAAGTAGTAAGTTTATTTTCAGGTTATGGTACACAAGAATTAGCTCTTAAATATATTGGAGTTGATTATGAAAATGTGGCAAACTGTGACAATTTCAAACAAGCAAATGAATGTTATGACGCATTACACACGACAACAAGTGGTAATTTGGGTGATATAACAAAAGTTAATGAAAACACATTCCCACAGTGTGACTTGTTAACATACTCGTTTCCTTGTCAAGACATTTCAATATCAGGAGTTCAAAAAGGAATTAAAGAAGGCACAAGAAGTGGATTACTTTATGATGTTGAAAGATTACTTTCAGTTAATCGTCCAAAGTATCTTTTAATGGAAAATGTAAAAAACTTGGTTTCTAAAAACCATATTGAAAACTTTAACAAACACATCTATTTTTTAAGAGGACTTGGTTATAGTTCTTATTGGAGAGTTCTTAATGGAGCAGACTTCGGATGTCCACAAAATAGAGAAAGAGTTTTTATGATGTCAGTATTAAATGATACTCACGAAAACGTAAAAACAAAAATGTTAAATGTTGATAATTACAAAAAGACAAGAGTCCCTATGAAACCTTTTATTGAAGACGAGGTAAATGAAAACTTGTTTATTGAATGTGATTATACACCACATACACCAATAAAAAGTTCTATCTGTCAGTTGGTTGGAAGAAGAAATGATGTCAAATATGATCAGGCAAGAAGAATTTATTCAATTGAAGGTTGTTCACCTTGTTTAACTACAAGTGGTTCACCACAAATAATGACTGAAAATGGAAGAGTAAGATACATCACAGGAAGAGAAGGTTATAGATTTATGGGTGTTAAAGAAGAGGATATTGAGAAATTACTATCAACTTCATTATCAAACACCGCACACGTATCATTAGCAGGAAACTCAATTTGTGTACCAGTAATGGAAGCCATCTTTAGTGAATTTTTTGCAGAATATATTACAGAAAACAAAAACAAATTGTCAAACCAATTTAAAGAGGAAATTAATGACTAAAACTCTTTTGGTAGATGGGAACAACTTACTAAAGATTGGTTTTCACGGAGTAAAAGATTTTTTTAACAAGGGAGTGCACGTAGGTGGAACGTGGCACTTCCTTAATACTTTAAGAAGATTTTTAGAAGAAACAAACTATAATAAGGTAGTGGTATTTTGGGATGGTGAAACAAGCACATCAGAAAGAAGGTTGTTATATCCAAAATACAAATTAAATCGTAAACAAAAAAACGAAGAAGATTTTAGAGAACAATCTTTTTTACAACAGAAACAAAGAGTTAAACAATATCTTGAGGAAATGTTTGTAAGACAACTGGAGATTGAAAACTCTGAAGCTGATGATTTAATAGCGTACTATTGTAAGATATCCGAAGATGAGGACAAAACTATTTTTTCATCAGATAGAGATTTAACACAACTAATATCAGACAAAGTAACAATTTATTCACCACAACAAAAAAAGTATTACAAAAATGGTGATAACATCAAAATGTATGATGTTGAAATACCACATTATAATGTAAAAACCTATAAAATATTAACGGGAGATTCATCCGATAATATTGATGGTATTTTTTATTTGGGTGAAAAAACATTCTTAAAATTATTTCCTGAGATCCTTGATAGGGAAATTAAATATACCGATATTTTAACAAGAGCTGAAGAACTTTTAACAGAACAAAAAGGAAACGTGGCTTTACAAAATTTGTTAAGTGGTAAAACAAAAGAAGGTATTTTTGGAAATGAATTTTTTATCATCAATGAAAAAATCGTGGATTTGGACAATCCACTTATTACAGACGAAGGAAAAGAATTGGTTAGAGTATATTACTCCGAATCATTAGATCCTGACGGTAGAGGACATAGAAACCTAATAAGAATGATGATGGAAGATGGTTTCTTTAAGTTCCTACCAAAAGGTGATGACGCTTGGGTTAACTTCCTCAAACCATTCTTAAAATTATCAAGAAAAGAAAAGAATAAATTTAGAAACAAAACAAAAAAGTAAAAACGATGAGAGAACAAGAAACAGTAAAGGTTGAATTTTTGTTAACGTGTAATGACAACATTGTGGTACAAAGGTTTTTCAATGTGAGAGGGTTCAACAAAAACGCACAAAAATCGGTGGAGCTTCACGACTACATCAAAGGTTTTTGTCAAGAGTTACAATATGACTTAAAGATGAGGTCTGTTGTATATATGTTGGACAATCAGTATGAAATTACCGAAAATCCAGAGGTACTTAACACGTCAATTACAGACGGAGATGAAAAATTTAACCTCTTTATTAAGGTGGATAATATGACAATTTGTCATAGAGTGTTTGATGCCAAACCATACCCACCAAAGGTAAGATACACCGTAGACCTACGCCCAAAGCTGAAAGGGGTATTATCCGAACTAACTGACATTTTTTCAGGTAAAAAATTTAATTATTTTAATCCTCAATTTAATTAAAATTAGTAGTATTTATCATTACTAACAGGAGTAAAAAAGTATGGCGACTAATAAAAATTTTGAGTATCTCGGTAATAATTTTCAAATTCAATTACTTAACCAAATTATCTTAGACAAGGATTTCTCACATTCAATCATTGAAGTTATTGAGAACAATTATTTTGAAAACAAGTATTTCAAAATTATTATTCAAATGATTAAGGAGTATCATAAAAAGTATGATGCCACCCCAACATTTGATACCCTTGAACAAGTTGCCAAATCCGAATTACAACAAGAAACCGCAATCAAAGTTGTTCTTGATACAATTAAGAAAATCAAGGATATAACTATTGAGGGGGCGGATTTCGTCCAAGAAAAAGCACTTAAGTTCTGTAAACAACAAGAGTTACAGAAAGTGATGAAAAAGGCTCAAAAAATTATTGATGGTGGAGAGTTTGAAAACTACGACACATTAGAAGAATTGGTGAGAGAAGCCTTATTGGTTGGTTCAAAAGACACAAGTACAATGGATGTCTTTTCAAACTTAGACCAAGTGCTTGAAGATGACTACCGTCATCCAATACCAATGGGAATACCAGGTATTGACAGGTTGTTAAAAGGAGGGTTAGCAAAAGGTGAGATAGGAGTAATCCTTGCCCCAACAGGAGTAGGTAAGTCAACCATTCTTACAAAGATTTCAAACCACGCATTCAATCTTGGTTTTAACGTCCTACAAGTATTTTTTGAGGACAACCCAAAAGTGATACAAAGGAAACATTTTACCCTTTGGACAAAGATTCACCCTGACGAATTGTCAGAGAAAAAAGAAGAGGTGATGAATAAAGTAAAAGAGATTGAGAACACAATGCCAAATCACTTAATATTAAAAAAAGAACCATCTGACACTAAAACTATGATGCAAATCAAAAACGAAATCAGAAAAATGGTTGCAGATGGAATAAAAATAGATATGATTGTTTTGGATTACATTGACTGCGTAGTTCCTGATAAAAATTTAGGTGATGAATGGAAGAGTGAAGGTTCTGTAATGAGAGCTTTTGAAGCAATGTGTCACGAAATGAACATCGTTGGTTGGACGGCAACACAAGGAAATCGTTCATCAATTTCATCAGAAGTTGTAACAACCGATCAAATGGGTGGTTCTATTAAGAAAGCACAAGTTGGACACGTAATCATTTCAGTTGCAAAAACATTACAACAAAAAGAAATGAAATTGGCGACTATAGCCATCACAAAATCAAGGATAGGTGATGATGGTGTCGTCTTTGAAAATTGTAAGTTTGACAACGCAATGATAGACATTGATACAGAATCAACCACAACATTCTTAGGTTTGGAAGAACAAAAAGAAGAAAGACAAAGACAAAGAGTTAAGGAATTGTTGAAAAAACGTCAAGAGAGAGAACAAGAACAATCAAAATAGTAGGAAAATTAAAATAAAATAATTAAATTTGTAAATATGGATATTTCACAAAAAATATTGAGTGATATTACGGTGTATATGAAATACGCTAAATTTGTCCCTGAATTAAACAGAAGGGAAACTTGGGAAGAATTGGTGACAAGAAACAAAGAAATGCACCAAAAAAAATACCCAAACATTAAAAACGAAATTGAGGAGGTTTATAAGATGGTATATGATAAGAAAATCTTACCATCAATGAGATCCCTACAGTTTGGTGGAAAACCAATTGAAATTTCACCAAACAGAGTATATAATTGTGCATATTTGCCAATCGATCACACAGACGCATTCTCTGAAACAATGTTCCTATTGTTGGGAGGAACTGGTGTAGGGTTTTCAGTTCAAAAACACCACGTAGATAAACTACCTGAAATCAAAAAACCAAACCCAAACAGAACAAGAAGATACCTAATCGGGGATTCAATTGAAGGTTGGGCAGACGCAATTAAAGTATTGGTAGAATCATATATGGGTTCTAAATCTTCAACACCAGTATTTGATTTCTCTGATATTCGTCAGAAAGGAGCACTTCTTGTGACATCAGGAGGAAAAGCACCAGGTCCTCAACCACTTAAAGATTGTATTCACAATATTACAAAGGTATTAGAAAACAAAGAAGATGGTGAAAAATTAACACCAATTGAAGCACACGACATTACTTGTCATATAGCAGATGCAGTTCTTGCTGGTGGTATTCGTAGAGCCGCACTTATCTCATTGTTCTCCGCTGATGATGATGAAATGATTTCTTGTAAGTCAGGAAGTTGGTGGGAACACAATCCACAAAGAGGTAGAGCAAATAATTCAGCGGTTCTTCTTCGTCACAAAGTAACACAAGATTATTTTATGGATTTGTGGAAAAGAATTGAATTATCAGGAGCAGGTGAACCAGGAATCTATCTTTCTAATGATAAAGATTGGGGAACAAATCCTTGTTGTGAAATCGCACTTCGTCCTTACCAATTCTGTAACCTTTGTGAGGTAAATGCATCCGATATTGAATCCCAAGAAGATTTTGAAGCAAGAGTTAAAGGCGCCGCATTTATTGGAACATTACAAGCAGGATATACTGATTTCCACTATCTTCGTGATGTTTGGAAACGAACAACAGAAAAAGACGCACTTATTGGTGTAGGTATGACTGGTATTGGTTCAGGTGTTGTATTGGGTTATGATATGAAAGCGGCGGCTCAAGCGGTTAAAGAAGAAAACGAAAGAGTTGCAGGACTTATTGGAATCAACAAAGCGGCAAGAACAACAACTGTAAAACCATCAGGTACATCGTCACTTGTATTGGGAACATCATCAGGTATTCACGCTTGGCATAATGATTATTACTTAAGAAGAATCCGTGTTGGAAAGAATGAAGCAATTTATACTTATCTTGCAATCAATCACCCTGAACTTGTTGAAGATGAGTTTTTCCGTCCACACGACACCGCGGTAATTACAATACCACAAAAAGCACCTGAAGGTTCAATACTCCGTCACGAATCAGTATTCCAAATGTTGGAACGTGTGAAAAAAGTATCACAAGAATGGATTCGTCCTGGACACAGAAGTGGTCAAAACACACACAACGTTTCAGCAACAGTTTCAATCAAAGAAGATGAGTGGGAATTTGTTGGTGATTGGATGTGGAAAAACAGAAAATTTTATAATGGACTATCTGTTTTACCTTACAACGGTGGAACTTATACACAGGCTCCTTTTGAGGATTGCACACAAGAAGACTTTGAAAGATTACTTTCAGCACTAAAAGATGTTGACTTAACAAAAGTTATTGAGTTGCAAGATAATACCGACCTTCGTGGTGAGGTGGCTTGCGGTGCGTCTGGATGTGAAATTGTATAACCATGAAAGTGACTTGGGGAAACGATACAACTCTCATACAACAAGTTTTAGTTGCATTGTATAACATAAGAAAACAAAATGGCTAATATGATACATTCAGCATCAAACGATTGGATCCAACAATTATATGTTCAGGAGACTACAAAAAAATCTCCTGAACCTGATTTTTACAAAGATGAAAATGGTAATATTGTTATGACTGAATCCTTTCACATAAAAAGAGGTAAGTGTTGTGGTTCAAGTTGCAAACATTGTCCCTACGAACCTTTATATGAAAGAGGAAATACAACGTTAAAAAAGTCCCTACAAAAGTAGGGATTTTTTATTTTACCCTATTTAATTAAAAATTGTCAACATTATATTTATTAAAATATGGCATACGGAACAACATACGGTATTACCTTTCCTTTTGAGCAATCATATTTGGGTAAATATTTAGGTGTCACAGAAACATCTGATGATGAAGTAAGGAGTAATTTAATTCATCTTTTATTAACAAGAAAAGGTAGTAGATATTTTTTACCTGATTTTGGAACTAGGTTATATGAATATATTTTTGAACCATTTGATGGTCCAACATTCAGTGATATTGAGAGTGAAATAAGAGAAAGTGTTGGACAATTCATCCCTGGTTTGTTAATAACAAATATATCAATAACACCTGCAACTGATGATATAGATGAACCAGGGGCAACATATATAAATTCAGAAGGACAAAGAGAATATAGAGTCCCTGGGTTAGCACAAAAAGAATATACCGCTAAAGTCAGGGTAGATTACAAAATAAACGCAGCCGCTTTCCAATCAAGTGATTTTGTGATTATTAATATTTAATAGTATGGCAGAGAAAAAAATATCATATACAACAAGAGATTTCCAAGGGATAAGAACCGAACTTATTAATTATACAAGGCAGTATTATCCAGAGTTAGTACAGAACTTCAATGATGCGGGAATCTTCTCTGTTTTTTTGGACTTAAATGCTGGTGTTACTGATAACCTACATTTCCATATTGATAGAAGTATTCAAGAAACTGTATTACAGTATGCACAGCAAAGATCGTCAGTTTTTAATATTGCACGTACCTATGGTTTAAAGGTACCAGGACAACGCCCATCTGTAGCGCTTTGCGACTTTTCAATAACAGTACCTGCATTTGGTGATAGTGAAGATTTAAGATATTGTGGAATTTTAAGAAGAGGTTCACAAGTAAATGGTGCAGGACAAATATTTGAAATTGTAAATGACATAAATTTTGCGTCAGCTATAAACGCTGAAGGTTTTCCAAATAGGTTAAAAGTACCAAATTTTGATGCAAGCGGAAATCTATTAAATTATACCATCACAAAAAGAGAAGTAATTGTTAATGGTGTAACAAAAGTGTTCAAAAGAGTGGTAACTGCAAATGATGTACGTCCATTCTTTGAATTATTTTTACCTGAAAAAAATGTTTTAGGTGTAACAAGTGTATTGATTAAAGAGGGTACGCAGTATGCGACAATACCACAACCCCAAGAATTTTTATCACAAAACAATAGATGGTATGAAGTTAAGGCATTAATTGAAGATAGAGTTTTTATTGAAGATCCGACTAAAGTTTCTGATTCACCAGGAATTAAAGTAGGTAAATATGTAACAACCTCTAGTAAGTTTATAACAGAATATACACCCGAAGGATTCTTCAAGATGACTTTTGGTGGTGGTAATACATCTGCTGAAGATCAGTTAAGAGAATTTGCAAGAAGTGGTTTATCTTTTGATTTATCTAAATACTCAAATAACCTTGCTTTAGGTAGTGCATTACAAGCTAATACTACAATGTTTGTTCAATATAGAGTTGGTGGTGGTAGTGGTACCAATTTAGGGGTTAATGTAATTAACCAAGTTGGTAGTGTTACATTTTCAGTTAACGGGCCTTCTGAAAACACAAACAGAAGTGTTATCAACTCTTTGAGATGTAATAATGTAACAGCGGCAATTGGAGGTGCTGACAATCCATCTACGGAAGAAGTAAGACAAATGGTTGGTTATAATTTTTCTGCACAGAATAGAGCTGTAACAATTAATGACTATGAATCAGTAATAAGGACAATGCCTTCACAGTTTGGTGCCCCCGCTAAAGTATCAATAACAGAAGAAAATAATAAAATTAAAATAAAATTACTATCATACGACGATGATGGTAAATTAACAGAAATAACATCAAATACACTTAAACAAAACATTGCTAATTATTTATCAAACTATAGAATGATAAATGACTATATTTCAATTGAAAGCGCTAATGTAATTGATTTAGCGGTTGATGTTGACGTAGTTTTAGATGCAAGTCAAAATCAAGGTTCAATTGTTACACAAGTTATTGATATAATCACACAATACTTTTCACCACTTAATAGACAAATGGGAAGTGATGTTTTTGTGTCTGAAATCAGAAGACAAATACAAAATATTGAAGGTGTAATAAGTATATCTGATATCGCATTTTTCAATAAAGTGGGAGGACAGTATTCGTCATCACAAACATCACAAAGATATTCTGACGCATCAACCAAACAAATAGAACTAATAGCAGATACTATTTTTGCGGAACCAACACAAATGTATCAAATACGTTTCCCAAATAAAGATATAAATGTAAGAGTTCTTAATTTAAAAGGTGTAAACTTTTCTTAATTAAATAATATTTATTATAAAAAAATAAGATGAGAGGAAACAATAGAATAACAGAAAGAGATTTGTCTCGTATTGTAAAAAAAGTTATAAACGAAGGTTTATATGACAATAATTATGCAACAGTTGCAGGTGGTGGTGGTGATGGATATGCTATATTATTAAAAGGTAGTAGAACTCGTCCACGTATTGAGGCGTATTGTGAAATTGATAAAATAGATGATTTGATTTACGCTTTAGAAGAATATAAAGAAATGTTTTCTGACGAAGATATGTAGTTTTATAATAAAGAATATTTTAAACCCACCCACTCGGTGGGTTTTTATTTTTACTTTTTTCGGAATAAGATTATTTTTCTAAAATGGGAAATAAACTATTTATGAAGAAAAGAAAACTTAATGCCAAAATCATATAGAATAAGGACACAAGTAGGTGTAGACAAAAGTATTAAATTAAATTTAGAACAAGATTTTGATCACCTAAACATACTTTCACTTAAGATATTACAAAGTGATATATACAACAGACAATGTTCCGATTATGGTGTTGTTGTTGGTAGGGTTTTTGTGAATGGTGGGTTTGGTTTACCAAATGCAAAAGTTTCTGTTTTTATACCTTTGGAAGACGCTGACGCTAATAATCCTGTTATTAGTGAATTATATCCGTATACAAGTTTATCTGAAGTAAATGAAGATGGTTATCGTTATAATTTATTACCTAATAAACCATCTTATGATGGGCATTTAGCAACAGGTACATTTCCTGATAGACAAGAAACATTATTGGATCAGTCATACATTGAAGTATATGATAAGTATTATAAATTTACTGTTAAAACTAACGAGAGTGGTGACTACATGATATTTGGTGTTCCTCTTGGGAGTCAAACAATTTTTTTAGATGTGGATTTATCAGATATTGGATGTTTTTCGTTATCACCACAGGACTTAATCCAAGCAGGACAAGCGACTGAAACTCAAGTAGATGGGAGTAGATTTAAAACATCAACAAATCTAAATGAGTTACCCCAAGTTAAAACATTAAATAAAATTGTAGATATTGCACCACTTTGGGGTGATACAAATGTTTGTCAATTAGGGATTACAAGAGTTGATTTTGACTTAACAACTGAAGCAAGTGTGAGTATTAACCCAACTGCGGTTTTTATGGGTTCGGTTGTATCAACAACTGACGATGACGCATTGAGAGTTAGTTGTAAACCAAGAAATAATACAGGTAATCTTTGTGAATTAATATCAGGGCCTGGACAAATATTATCAATTAGACAAACGATATTTACAGACGAGTTAGGATTACCAATATTGGAAGAACATAAACTCCCAAGTGATGGAAAAGTAATAGATGGTGATGGTTCATATTTGGTTAACATACCAATGAATTTAGATTACATCTATACAAATGAATTTGGTGAACAAGCAATATCTAACGATCCTAAAATAGGAATACCAACTAAAGCTAAATACAGATTTAAATTTAAGTGGGAAAATGAAGGTGGGTTGCAAAGTGACTTTTTAAGAGCAAACTACTTCGTTCCAAATATTAAAGAACATGGGTGGAATACATCAAGTTATGTTAGTGACCCATTAAAAACGGGGACAGTCCAAACATTAACAGGAACCTTACAACCGTTAACAACAATAAGTATTGTACAAGTGGGGGGACCTGGTAGCTTGATAAACCCCGTGCTAACAAATGTTGATTCATTCACAGTTTTTATTGCACCAAACTTTAACTCACCAGTAAGTGGGTTGGTACCTTATAATGGTGATCCATTAACATCAATAACTGGTTTAGGATTGACTAATACTATTGTGTTAAACATAATCCCAACCGATCCAACATTACCTTCATCTGTTACTTACACGGGTGTTGGAACAACACCTAACCCCGTTACCTTCTCAATTCCTGGAGGTCCAATCTCATTTTATTATGGACCATTAGGTAATGGTGGGATTGTTTTTGACGAAACAATAAACGTGTCAAGCTATTCTGTATCAGTAGGTTCACCACCTTCAAGCTGGACACCTTATTATGGTGATCCTCAAGTTATCACTGTTCAATCACCAAATGATTATGTTTTAATAACACCTACGTTTATCGATCCATTACAACCTGCGGTAGTAACCTATAAACAATATAATCAAGAATATTTTGATTTATTAAAATCATATTCATTTAGTTTAGATTGGGACGATTATGTGGATCCACAATCAGCAATAAATTGTGAAGATACTTTTTATCAGTTTCATTATAACAAAGTATACACAACAGCAATGTTCCTTGATAGGTACAAAAATGGTGTCGGTAGAGCAAAACATTTAGGTATTAAAGAAATTGATAATAGAAGTTGTAAATCAACTGTTAACACATTTCCCGTTAATGACATCATAAGAAACTTTGACTTCCTATTTTTTGTTTTCAATATATTAATGACAATATTAACATTCCCAATATTGGTATTGTTATTTATTGCACACTTTATCGCTTGGATATGGCCTGTGTTAAAATACTTATTAATTTTCTTGGGAATCTATTTGGTATACCTAGGTGTGGACATGGCGATAGATTTAGTATATTACATCCTATCACTAACAAACTTTAACGTAGGTGGACCAATCATATCAATAGGAACTATTTTACAAATAATTAAACAAGCGTTAGTTGCGTTATTTTACATTGCTGCAGGTATTGCATTTATAATATTTACTGCAAAATACTTAATAAAAATTGAAAATTTCCCAAGGATAGGACTTCCGATGTTATCTTATCCAGATTGTACAACTTGTGATTGTCAATGTGGGAATGCCGATTTTAGTGAAGCAAACAATCTTGATTCTAATAGTGTTAATCAAGGTATTACTGATGCACAATCACAAGTTGATGGTGTTGAGGTACCTGAAGGTATACCGACAAGTGCAACGACTAGTAGTTCGTTCCTTGCACCAATTGGACAGTTAGCATCTCTTTCATATACACACCCAAATGGAATACAACCTGATGATCAAGCAACACCTTATTCAGGTCCTTTCTACAATGAAAATTGTTACCCTGGTATTTGTGACGACGACAATAATTACGAATATTGGCAGTGTGCGTATAAATCACTTTCCTATTCAATAGGACAAGATCAAATAGGAAATGGTGTACTTGCCGCAGCCGAACTATCTTACAAAAGATTAATAACTGGTAGTGAATCTTTAGATGTGGGTAATGATACAATTGGTATTCCTGATAAAAATTTCTTACACGCACCAGTATCCATATTATTTTCTGCCGCAAAAGATGGAGGTGATTCATGGAGATTTTTTGGAAAACCATATACTGAAACTTACGCACAAAAACTTAATGAGTTTAATTTAAGACAAAAATATTTTGATGGTGTAAACAAAATAAAAGCAACATTTAATAAACCACAAAACCAAAATACATATCACGAAGATCAAGTATTGGTTTTACTTGCAAAATCAGGTACTAAAAATCAAATTGGTATCGGTAAACCATTTTCTTTTCAAGACGGAAAATTATCACTTTGTAATCCCAATATTACAGGTACGACATTCTTCAATGGTAGTTCATTTACAAATACTAACCAATTTGGTAATGGTGCTGTAACTGGAACAACAGCTACAGGTGGGACAATTACAGTTAACTATGCAAACCCATCAAACTTTAACGCAAATTACTCACCCTCCCCACAATATACCATAACTTACACTGGAGACACAGAAGATTTCTTAAAATACCCAGTTGATATTGAATACTTTCAAATAATAGAAGGGTACACTTATAGTGATTTCATAAACCAAGCGGACTTTACGTTACCAAACGCCATTAAATTCCCGTCCAAATATTTAAGACATGATAGTATTTTTATATACTATGATGAAAATGATTGTAGCATATACACTACACCATATGATTACTTTACACAGAATAACGTTATAGAAGGTTTTCCACAGTATAGTCAGTACGAAATTCTAATTATTGCAAGAGGAGTTGATCCACACTCACCACCACAAACAAATGAGTATGATTTATCAATTATATTTGGTAAAAACTATGGACAAGGACCAATTGTTAGTGGTGAGTATTACCTAAATATACCAATACAAGGTTACCCAAGTGGTGTTAAACCAAAAAGCCATATAGTACCTGATAATAACACGGCACCAAACCTATACTTCAAAGCATATAATTTCACAATCAGTGATACTTACACAGTAAGTGGTGTTACTTGTAACCAATTCTCTGGTTTTACATCAGTTTTACCATATTATTATTTATGTCCCGACGATTCAGCTTTACCAACAGCCAGTTATATTGGTGCACAAGGTTTCCAATCAATAGGTTCATTAGCACCAAACGGACATACAATTTTAGCTGGTTCGTCAAATAGAGGCTTATTATTGCCAACTATTAGTTACCAAGTACCCTCACAATCCACACCAAATTATTATTTTGCTGGTGGATCAATGACTATATCTAATAGTAGCTCAAGTCCGACGTACCCATCCATGACTAATACTTTCCCATATAACAAAGATGCTTTTTGTGGTAGTTTAAATTACTTACAAAAGTATGCAGTTTACTCACCAGCATATTATAGATATAACCCAGCACCAATAAATTATACAGTAAACCAAGCACCAGGGGGTGATCAATACATTGTAATGAGAAGCGATAGATTACCAACATCAACAAGAACTCAAAATGGTACATATGGTAATACAGGATATGCACTTCATCAGAATGACAATTTTACTTACTATCAACCAGGATCGCAAGCTTCACCTACAATAGGTGTAGCACCAGACCCATCAGCAGGGCAAGCAGTTTATGATGAAAGTCAACAAGTACAAGGTTTAACTGAAACACTTAATTGTGAAAATATGGTTCCGCTAAAATGTTATCAAGACAGTGGAACAAGTATTTCTGTTAACCCTAATTGTGAAATTCCATCCGATAGAATGATTCAAGGTTGTTATTGTTTATTAAATAAGGATTATATTGCGGAATATCCCGAAGACGCAAGGTTATTTTTGGAATGGAAAACTAGATTTACAATCACGTTTGCTGCTTGTAGAGGAGTATTTGCACAGACGTTCCAAAATAATTGGATTAATGGGGTATTATATATGTTCAGTTTTAACAAATCAACAACTTATTCATTAACTGAACCAGATGAACCACAATATAACTACTGTAAAGACACTATAATATTTAACCAATTAAATAATGGTTTTTATTATAGATCTTCACCTTGGAATAGTACAACAAACCAATTTATAGGTGTTGATTCACCACCACCAAATCCCCTTTGGCCACAACAAGTGGTAGATGAATTACCTGGATTAGGGTATAACAATAAAAGGATACAGTTCCCAACTACAATTATGGACATGGGCCCAAGGGAAGAATTTATATCACAAATTTGTAACGACTCAAATTTTGATGGTTATTTGGTTGATCAAATTAAGTCAACATCTTATCAAGATAATTCAGATTTAATACAAATGGGTTTCATATCAAGATTATTAAACTCAACAGTAAGGGATCAAATGTTACCAATATCAGGACCTGGTGGTGATACGGAAGGTAAAGGTATAATACAATTCTTTAATAGTAACAGAAGAGCTGATAGAATTGATGGTGATTTTGCACAAGCATTATCAATTAATTCAGAATGGAAAGTAAAACCATATATAAATGAAAATTATCCTGATAATTTTTTATTTATTGGTGAAGATAATGCAGATAGACCTGTTTTTGGTATTTTCTTTTCATCATCTACAGAAGAGTATTCTTATAGGAGGAATTTATCATTTGGTTTAGATGTTTACACAAGTAATTGTGGTGGTGTTTATAGTTATTATGGTTACCCAAGTGATCAGGTAGTTCCACATTATAGATGGAGGATAAGTGGTCCTACTAGTAATA